TTATTTTTCTTTGAATGTCTTTAGGTAATTGAAACCAGTTGTTAGTTCCGTTATATTCTTTAGCCCATATTGAAAGTATTAAAGGTGGAATACTTGCCACTCTTTTCATTTCTTTAGCACCTGAGATATAACCTCTGTCATGATTGTAAAGAGCTTTGTTTCTTTTTAACAAAGGGTTTACATCTTGAGAATTATTAATAGTCAATTGACCATTAGACTCTTGGATGTATTTAGTCTTTACACCTGCATCATATTCTATTGATCTTACTCTAGCCATAATTATTCAGTTAGTTCTGTTACATATAAATTTGCTGTTCCAATTGCTGCTACTTTTTCTCCACCAGATACTTTAAAATATTCTATATCTTTTGCAGGTAAAAAAATTTTACTTGAAGTTGCTGTTGGAGCTATTCCAAATTCTATATGACAATCTGCGTCTGCTACTATTCTAACATATTCTATATTATTTCCAAATGCATCTGTTGCACTTGATGTACCACTAGATGATAATTTTTGAGTTGTAATAGGTCTCATTGCTATATGCATTTTATTTTCCTTTTGTTTGGGGATGTTGCCACCCCCATAATTAATTATCTTCTTATAACGAAAGTAAGTTCCATTTTAGAAGCATTTGTTGAGCCACCATCTGTGATAGCTTCAATTACTGATCCTTCGTTTACTTCGTTTAAACCTGAGGGTTCTGCAGTATATTGTTTTCCAGCAGAACTTGCAGCTATATGACTAATAGCTCCAGTAGTACAAGCTACACCATCTATTTCAAAAGTAATCTCTGCTGTTCCTGTAGTAGTTACTTTGTTATGTGCAAAAATTTTAATAATTCTACCTGAGTCTGGCACAACAACAAAAGTTGAAGATGCTGATGATACGTCAGGTATTGCTGATGTTATAAAGTAGTCGTTTAATGTTCTCATTTTATTATCCTATTGTTCCGATCATAACCTATCTCTGATCTTCAATGTTTAATTAAATAATAGGGGAGTAGTATTAGGTTACTCCCCTATAGATGTGTTTTATTATGAAGTAGTTAAGTCAGCAACTAAACCTGAAGCTGCTTCGTTTCTAGATTCAAGAGTTGCTTCTACAAGAAGTTGTCTTTTCTCTGAGTCACCAGTTTTAGCTAGTTCATGCATAGAGAAATCTCTTAAGAACGCAAGACCCCAGTATTCCATGTCTAGTACATAAGCATCTCTATCTCTAGAAAATCTATTAGGTACTACTTGCAATTGACCGAAGTCAGATGCGTACACGTCTACTGATGTGTATAAAGTTGCGTCTGCACCAGCATCAAATCTAGTAGAATTACCAGTAAAACCTGATAATTTTTGTTTGTTGAAAGGGCCAACCATAACCATAGAAGGATCCCCACCAGCATTCCATACTGATTTAATTACTGCTTTAAGAGAAGCTTCTGTGAAAGCTCTTTGAGTTCCATCAGTTCTAGCAGTGTTTCCAAGGCCAGATCCTGTTGTACCATCACCTGCTTTATCATCATTAGTGATAACCCAAGATCCAAGAGTTCCCATTTTTCTTGCAGTTGTTGCATTTCCTGCTACTTCAGCAATGTTGCCAGTAATAGTAGCTTCCATGTCTCTTTTTAACTCTTTAGCTTTTTTAGCGATTTGGTAAGCGATCTCAGATGCTCTACCAGCTTTATCTACAGACTCTTGAGTTCCAGTAATAACTACAGTTTTATCCATAATTTGAGAACTATTAGAAAGTCTTACAGTTGCTATTGATGCATCTAAAGTTGCTTCATCGCCTTCAATAACAGCATTAGTTGATGATGCTGCTGCTAAAGCGTCAGTTTGCCATTCGTGAACTACTGCTGAAGCTTTTACTTTAGCTGCAGAACTTAAGAACGGTGTATCTGTTGGTGAGATTGAGTAGATAACGTCTGAAAGATCTTCTCTTTCACCTACTGAATCATACGTATCAAACGTATTTGTTGGTTGTGCCATTGTTTATTTCCTTTGTTGAGATTTAAGATTAATCATATCAGCTATGGCAGATTGGGCATCTTTAATGTGACCAGTCTTTCTTAGCGTATTGATTTTATTTCTTACTTGCTCTCTACCTGAACTAACATCCGACTTAGCAACACCAGCTTTTAAAACCTTAGGAGCATTCGCTACCTTTTTAGATACTATAGGTCTTTTGTCTTTTTGAGACTTAAAGCTCATAGCATCTTTTGCCACCATTAAAAACCTATGGTCTGCAAGGCTACCAATTTCTTGGTCATTAAACCCATAATCACGTAACGTAGTACGCATACTAAGTTTAAAAGAGTCAGCTTTATTTGGATCGCTAAACTCTGGTATCTTTGTTGCAGCTAGTTCTTTCTGTGTTTGAAGGTATGACTCATATTGTTGAGACTGGATTTCTCTTGCTTTAGACTTTAAAGATTCTATTCTGCTACTTTCTTGTCTTAATTCAAAGTCAAGTCTTGAAGCTTCCGTAGGATCTTCTTGATAAAGTTTAGCAAGGTCTTGTCCACCTTGTTTGTTTCTCACAAATTGATCTGCTGTCGAAATTAAATCGTTTAGTTCTGATAAACGAGTATCGTAAGTTTGACGCAAACTATTCTTTTGAGTTTCAAGATCTCTCTTTTCCATCCCTAAAGTATGAGTTTTTTGTCTATAATCTGAGTCTCTGGAATATCCTGCCTTCAGCTCATCAAGGCTCACCTCTAACTCTTGACCACTAACTTTTATTCGGTGGAGTTCTGGTGTCTCAAATTCTGTTGTAGTTTCTTCTTCAGTCTCAGTATTCTCAGTTGTCTGTTCTATTGGAGTTTCGTTCGACTCTGATTGACTCTCTTGAACTTCCTGTTGCTCAGGAATTGACTCTGAAGGTTCTGCTTTAGTTTCTGGTACTTGAGTGTCCCTTTGAGGATTCAGTAAACCTGAAATTTTTTCTGCTGCACCTTGTATTGGGTCTGACATATCGTTCCTTTGTTGGTTGACGAAATTGAAGTTTCGTTAGATTAACTTCGTTTATTTAATTGCTCAATATCGGCTTGAGCTAACCTTCCACTTGACATAACACTTAGTAAATGTCCTTTGATTTTATCCACCATATTAAAGGCTACCCAAAGGTTTCTACGAGTATCATCTTCTGCGAAACTTGTGTTAAAGATCTCTAGTCTGTAAATATCAGCAAGATCTTCAAATGCTTTCTTTAGAAGGGGATCATCCAGCAGTTGCTGTGCTCTCTTGCCTTCTCTAATCAGTATTTCCTTGTCCATCATTAAAGAATTTCTTTTGTCCTTTCACTATTTGACCCATTAGATCACCTGATTTTTGTAGATCAGTTTGTTCTAACATAGATCTTCGTTTAAGTTCTAGTTCATCAATTTTAGTATTGTATTTCAATTCCATTTCTTTGATGGCTAGTTCATAATCTAGAAGTGCTTGTCTCATTTTGCCTTCTAATCCTTTAGCTTCCGTTTCTGCCTTTAATTGTGCACGTTGGTTTTCACCTTGTACTTGGGCTAACGTCACCTTCTCAAATTCAGTAGGTGGCTTAGGAGGAATAGGTGGCATTTGTGCTGCTCCCACTTCTGGATCCATGAAGTATGGTTCTATACTATTTAGACCTGCATTTTCAACTAATTTTTTCAAAGAGTTGTAAATATTTCTTAGATTAACCATTGGGCCATGAACATTCTGTTGTAAATTGATTGCAGACATTTGTCTTTCTAATATAGCATTCATCAATATTAACTGCTGTTCTTTTGATCCAGTACCTAATCCTACAGAAACTGTAATATTAACTCTGTCTTTCCATTCATAAGGTCTCATAGGAATATACTTTCCTCTGATTCTTACTATCTGTTCTTTGTTTTGATACTTACAAGTAAGCTCAAACATTTTTAAGGCTAGATCTTTTACACCTGTTTCAGCAAAGATTCTGGCGATTAACTCCATTCTCATTTGTGATTGTGTTAGAATTTGGTTTTGTCCAGTTGCTGTATTGTTAAGCGTATTTGCATCTAGCCCTTGTGATTGTCTTGTTACACCTGTTCTGGATTCTTTAACGGAATCTAGATAGGCTAATAGACCACTTGCTTGTTCTGTAATGGGTTGAGCCTGAATAGGCATCATCACATTTTGAGGAGGTTGTTTTGTTCTTACAATTCCTCCTGGACGATTTGTTAAAAGATCATCCATTGAAACTTGTCCATCTTGTACTGCAACTCTATTATTATTTGTTAGATACATATTGTCTAACATCTGTCGCATTACAGTTGATTTTATTAATTGTATATCTTCTACTAATTCAGCTACACTTCTTCCATAGAATCTGTGTGGCATGATAACTGGAGTCATAGATATAAAAGGCATTGTATCTATTTCTTCCATATCAAGAAATTTCTTACCATCACCTGCAACAGTGATTTTTAATAACTCTGCTTTACCATCACCATCTACATCCATTCTTACATAGCATTCGTGAATTAAAACATCCTGTGTACTTTTATCTCCATCTGTTTCTCCATGTGAAAAGTCTACACCTTGGTGTCTTGTAAATTTATCTTCTGTATAATAATCACCATCACCTTGTGGTAATGACTCTACTAATTCTTTATCATAACCCATCTCTATTAATTCTGTTCTTGTTTTGTTCACTCTGTGACAAACAAAATTAGCAGTATCAATTGATTTGCATCTACGTTCAATTAAAAATTCTTCTGGTGGTACTGGTTCTATTTTAACCTTACCATGAATTTCTATTCTATTAATTACTACATCATGTAGTTTAACTGTATCTATTTCTTTACCAGATGCATCAGTTATTTTTTCTTCGTATTCAGTATGATTCTTAACTTTAATTTGATCCATAGAAACCAAATCATTAAACTCATCATCTGTTAATCTAGAATATTCTTCTCTTTCAATTTTTTGTGCATCATCCCAATATACTTTTAGGATTCCATTCTTTTGGATCAATGCATCTTTGAATGCTGTGTATAACGCTAAGAAACCATCATTCTGTTTATAGAATATATAGTTTAAATAGTCAGAACATTGTCTAGCCATTTCTTCATCTTCAGGCCCTTGTCCTTCACAACTAAATACATTATCACCTGATGTAAAAATTCTCATCAATGATGGCATTAAACTTTCTACTGTATCTAAAACATCATTAGAAACAACTTGAGATCTACCTTCTTGTTCGTTACCAAGAGGTTGTCCTAAATAATATTCTAATGACTTTTTTCTTTTAGCTACAAGTTCTCCACCAATATAACCTGATGCGTTATGTATTTCTCTGCTTACTACTGATAATATTTCTTTTTGTGATTTTTCTTTATTTTTCATACTACGTATTTTGTATCTATATTAATTGGTTTATCCCAGTCTGATGTATCAATTGGGTCGTGTACACATCCATATCTAAATGCATCACTTGCGTGTGAACACCAGTCATGAAGTGGTTTGTTTTTAAATACTTGATTCTTATCGTCCCATTGTTTTCGATACTGCCTTAAAGCATCTAATCCTGTTTTACATTTTACTCTGTCAAAATAACAATTTCCTAATGTATTTCTTACAGATTCAATTCCATGATCTACTTCTAACTTAGGTGCTACCTCAAAGTCAATACCAAGTTCTTGTGAAACTTCTAATCTTGACTTACCTGTTCCAAGCTCTCTCGCCATAATATCGTGAGGTGCTATGTGTCGACTATATGCATAGTCTTTTTCAGTTAGTATATTAGCATAGTGTGCTAATGATTCACCTGAAGTTTCGTAATAATCTATTAAATGAATTTCAGTTCCAACTCTTTGTGCAAACCATATTGCAGTTGAATCTCCAATACCTAAGTCCCACCAAGTTTCTACACCTATTGATTCATCATAAGGTACTTCACCAATTCTTTTTTCTTTATCTGCTTTAGTTATCAACCTTCCAAAGTAACTTCCTGATACTGCTGCAGTAAATGAACATTCAAATTCTTGTTCGTACTGCTCAGGACTCATTATATCCTTAGCTTGTTTTAACTCGTCATCTGGGATTACTCCTGTTTCAGATGCTCTGTATAGTTTCCCATACCAATCTTTATGACCACGTTGTGCAAAGTCAAATACTTCCCAGAACTGATTATGTCCCATTGGAGTTCCAATAAATAGAACGGATCCTAGTTTATCAGATACTGCTGGTCTTACAATCTCAGTCCAGACTCTAGGAGACATGATTGCGTATTCGTCCATAACAACTTTATCAAAACCCATACCACGAATACTATCTGGATTATCTGCTCCAAAGATTTGAATACGTGAATGATTGAATAGATCTATTCTTAATTCTGTTTCATTTCTACTACCACCAAATTTCATTAAAGGTTCTGTGTAGAATTTTAAATATTCCCAAGCGATGGATTTACCTTGACGGTAAGTTGGTGCTATAAATGCACACAAGGATCTTGGTTTGTCTGCTGCTGTTTTAATTAATTCGTTTATGGCTAGTACTGATTTTCCGAATCGTCTGTGACATACTAGAACACTAAATCTTTTAAGTGAGTTATGTACAGCTAGTTGATAAGGTCTTGGCTTGTAAGGTATTTCTATCTTAGCAACTTTTTCTTTAGTCGTCTTTTTGCCAAGAGACTTTGATTGCGATTGGTTCATCTGTTCCTATCTTCGATGTTGTTGATGCTAACCTTGGGTGAACGAATGGTGCTGCCTTTTCGGCTGCATACATTTTACGTTCAGGTGAGCTCATAGGATTGTTTAACACAGCTAACAGATAATCCAAAGGAGAATGTTGATATTTCTCAGCCATCTCTTGCATAGACTTCCAATTTTTTTTAGTCTTAGCACCAAAAGGTCTACCAGAACCAGGTCTTTTACCACCATGGTTATCTACTGTTTTATCCTCTTGATCTGGTAATTTGTTATCTTCAACCATTAGATTATTTTTCTACCTCTTTTATCAAACTGTCTGTTTGTAACAAAGCTAATACCTTTTTGGTTTTTAGCACCTTTATATAAAACACTACCTGCAGTTAATCCAAGACTTAATGGACTTACTGCAAACTTAATACCTTTTTTAACTATACTCTTAATAGCCTTATTCATTGTAGAAGGCTTTTTCATTGGAGTATCCATGAAGTTCTTATCGCCTTTGTATATTTTCATAATCTAACCTTTTTTAACTTTCTGTTTAGATTTTTTTGCATATATCTTAGCTTTCTTTTTACCAGCTGCCGAATATGCGAATTTTTTCTTTCCTACCATTGGCATAATAATTATCCTTTGTTGTTATTATTTTTACTACTCATTAAAGCACCAATACCTACAATAGATGATCCTACAGCTACAGATGGTGCTAGATCTAATGCCTTGTTAATTTTTTTAACACGTCTTAATGTAGATTCAGGTTTTTTTAAACTATAATTAAAAATTTTAGTACCACGATTTTTTCCTAATCCTTTTCTTCCAGAAGATAGGAATTTATTTATTTTTTTTTCACCAATAATTTTTTCTATTCTATTACCTAATTTGTATACAGCTGAAAATGCTTTAACTTTATCTATCATTTTAATAAACCTTGTTGTGCAGCTTGTTGTGCGTTAGGCATAGGTACATTACCACCTTGTGGTCTACCCATATTAGCCATTTGTTGCTGTGCTTGGGGATTTTGTAATAGACCTTGCTGCTGTTGTTGTTGTTTGGCCATCTCTGGCATAATCTTAGCTTTAATAATCAATGATAGTTGCTGTCCTTCTTCTGGACTTAAGTTAATCATTTGATCTGCTAATTTTTCTAATTTTTTATCCATATTATTTCTTTGCTATTTTATCTTTGTTTATACCTTTTTTAATAATGTAGTCCTGTGTGCCATTGGCTCCAGTTTCTACTTCTTTCTTTAGTAATCTAAAGATATTCATTTCTTTTATTCTTTTAAGGTGTTCTTGCAAGTAACTTTCTAGAGCTTTAGTATCTCTCATTAGCAGTTCCATGCTCTTAATGACTTATTAATTCTTGAATTAGGATCTCTTGCAGTCTTAGCAGAGGTAAGTTTCTTTTTCATGCCACTCATTCTAGCACAGAATGACGCACGTCTTTTATTCCCTACTTTTTTACTAGGAGCTTTTAATGTTCCTCCAGTCTGCTTCTTATAACTAGCACGACCTTTAGCATTTAAACCCCCCTTTGGGTTTTTACCTTCTTTTCGTTGCCATGCTGCTGTTTGTGCCATTATACGCTAGATTTGTAGTCTTTAAGCTTAGCTTTAGCTCTAAACTTAGGATCTTTTAAGTTCTTTACCAATGCATCACGTTTCTTCCAGCTTTTTTTTAAAACTTTTGCTGATAGTTCCTTGATAACTGGGAATTGTAAATATGATCTCATGATTATTTTCCTTGTCCTTTATATC